AAGATCTGCGCTCTTTCACGAAGAACTCGGGGTCGTCCATTTCGTCTAAAAGTTCTTCTAGTTTCCCCAGGAGGGCGTGATATTCACATAAAAGTGTTTCTGCGCGCGTGGGGAGCGTATTCGGGCCCGGTTCAAATAAAAGACCGGCGGTAAAAATTCTATCATTTTCTATCTTCATGATATATTTCCACCAGAAATCTTCTTTGACTTCGTAGACTATTGTTTTTTTCTTCTGCCCCATATGGAATAATTTGCCTTAATGCCTTCGCCCCAAAAATGCTTGCTGCGTTGACGCTCTGTCACTAACAGTGCTTCGATAATTTGTTTGTTATTTTTAGTTTTTAATTTGAAAGAATACGGTACTCCTCGAAGTTTACCATAAAGAGGCTGTCGCCTTCGCTTCTTACCGTATTTGCTTTTAGGAGGAAAGTTTAGGTGCTCAATACACCCACGCACAAGCTGTTCGCTTGTCACTCCTTGCGCCAAGTAGAGTGAGTGGTCCACCTCAATGTTGACCGCGATGACCCAACACTTTTTTCCGTACCCTTTGATATGAAAATAACTAGACAGATATTGCCCGTATTTAATTTTTGCTTGGTCTTGGTCTGTTTGTAGCGAACTATTTCGTTTGATTTGTGATAATTTGCATGCAATCATTTTCTTTTATTTCCTCTAAATGTTTTTCTAAATCTGTATAGCCGCCAATTAATTTTGTAGTACCGCTAGAGCATACTTCAAAAACGATTGGGACAGTTTGCCAATTAAAATTGTTTTTTGCTTCTTCTAGAAGGGCCGGCTGGTCGTCAACCGAAAAAACTGTGTAAGAAATGGCCTTTCTATTCAAAAGGTCAATTGCTTCGGTACACCATGGACAATCTTGTTTTGTCCAAAGGAAATAATACCGGCTAACCTTGTAGGAGTTGGAGTTCATGTAGTGCCCCCCTCATTTTTGTTTCAACAACGCTGGGTGTGCCCACTACAACGATCTCCAAGCCCGACTGCCCCTTGTCTATAATCACTCGGGTAAACACTTGTTCTTCATTTAGGCCCTCTGGTAGACGCCCCTCGTTCAACTTTTGCTTAAACTTTAAATCTTCCCTCAAGGACACAATGTGCTTTGGGTTCACGTACACCTCGCGCAACGTAAACTTTTGTTGTGAGTTTTTGCTAGCTGTAGACAGTTCGCAAACTTCAACTAACTGAATCATCTTTCCTCCTGATATGGTAAAATATCCCTTTTGTGGATGTAAANCTTTTCGCCGTTGTACAAAACGGGAATCATGCCCTCTCTCGTCGCATTGCTCTCCTCAAGCAAGAGAACATTTACAGGCTTCTGTAAATTATGAAATTTAACCGGGCTCGGGCCAATATAGACATTGTTTNGATCCTCCGGCATCTCAATAGATTCCTCGTATTCCATCAGCATCACATCGGCCGGAATATACAATAAATCACCCACCTTTAAGTGCTTCATTTGGAATCGCCCTCTCGTTTTCTTTATTTTCTTCTTGTAGTTGAAGAAGGGTTTGTTGGTAGCCACCCAAAATGCTCTTGCAGTCGAACAGCCGGTGATCAATTATCGCCGTGAGTTCTCTGCACGCATCAATCAGAGTGGCTGCTCTTTTCTCATCTTCCACTTCGACGGCCGTTGCTATTTTTGGAAATTCTTTAGAAAGGGCGTCTAGTTTTTCTGTAGTTTCGGCTGTTATTTTTTTAACGACCTGTAAAACTTCTTCTAATTCTACCGAATAAGTAATGTTAACACGCATTTGTGCCTCCTATATTAAGTATAACATATTTTTTAATTTAATGTCAAGATAAAAATGTTTTAAAAACCACAGCGATACCTAGTCCCAAGACTGTCGTAATAATTATCCAGATAAGGCGAGTAGAAGTCTCTTTCCACGATTCAAGTTCGCGGAGGCGCGCATACAGCCCTTCATCGGGATTATAAACGGCCTCTTTAATTTTAGCAATATCTTGAGCCATTTCATCTTGCTTGTCCGTGACAGTTTCTAATTTCTGCATTATTTGATCAAACTTTCCATTCATTTCAGCAAAGGCTACGGCATNACTTTCCANAGTGGAGTCTCCTATAATAATAAATAGTATTACTGCTCTATAANCGCACAATTTGTTGTAATTAAAGTGGAGGCGACAGAAGTTGCNTTTTGTAGGGCACATCTCGTTACCTTNACTGGGTCGATGATGCCGCTTTCTATAAAATTAACCAACTTGCCGCTTACAAAGTCAAAACCGATTGGTCCTCGTTTATTCTTCACTTTAGAAATAATTATATCTGGGGATTCGCCGGCGTTGGCGGACATCTGTGAAAGTGGCGCACGTGCCGCGTCCAGGACGACTTGGACACCCAAGCGTTGATCATCGTTTTCTGCCTTGACCTTGACGTCTTTAGTGGCACGTAAAAGGGCGACGCCGCCACCGGGTACAATCCCCTCTAGCTGCGCTGATTTTACAGCTTCTAGTGCGTCTTCGACTCTATGTTTTTTCTCGATCATCTCTATTTCTGTGGCGGCGCCAACTCGAATAATAGCTATACCACTCGCTAACCTTGTGATTCTTTCCTGGATGCGTTCGCATTCTTGTAAACTTTCAGTCTGAGATATTTCAGCTTTTAGAGCATCGATGCGCTTTTCCACTTGTGCAAGATCTCCGCTGCCGCCGACAATGGTGGTGAAATTCTTGGAGCATTCAAAAGTTTTTGCTTTTCCGAAATGAGACAAATTAACATCTCGAAGTCGTAAATTGTTTTGCCGTGTTATAAACGTTGCGCCCACCGACAGTGCCAAATCTTTAAGTATATTGCGCCTCTCCTCACCGTATCGAGGGGCCTTAACACCGACGACGCGAAGCGTGCCGCGCATTGCATTCATAATCAGTGCGGCTAGCGCCTGGCCTTCAATGTTCTCAGCTACTATAACAAATGGCCTAGTTTCACGCGCGGCAATTTCTAGCGCAGGCATCATGTCCTCAACGCTGTCTATTTTTTCATCAGTCACTAAGATTATAGCGTCTTCATATTTTACCATGCCGCGTTTTTCGTCTGTTATAAAAGCGGTTGCTAAATACCCAGAATCGAAGCGGAAACCCTCTGCTAAATCTAAGCTTGTTTCATTTGAGCGAGCCTCTTCAATCGTAATCGCACCATCCTTTCCAGCCAAGTCAACAGCTTTCGCAACGAGCTTCCCGATCACCTCATCATTGTTTGCAGAGATTTTTGCAACGTGGGCAATGTCCTCTGCTGACATGATCGGGGTTGCCATTTCTTTCAAATTTTCTACGATAGCTACACATGCTTTGTCCATGCCTCTTTTTAGTTCGATTGGGGCACTGCCGGCCATTAAATATTTCTGCGCCTGTGTTAAAATTGCTCTTGCTAAAACAACGGAAGTTGTAGTACCGTCTCCGGCCTCGGCATTGGTCTTGGCCGCGGCCTGTTTTAGCACTTGAGCACCCACATTTTCAAAAGGGTCTTCAAGTTGCACAAATTTAGCAACAGTGACTCCATCTTTTGTAATTACAGGGTTTTGTTCAGGGTGATGTAAAATAACATTGCGGCCGCGGGGGCCTAGTGTAGAAGCGACATTATCAGCGAGAATGTTCACTCCTTTTAGAATTTTTTGTTGTAAGTTTGTACCTGATTCGTATCGACGTGACATTTATCCTCCGTTGATTAAATATAATATATTATATATGAATTGTCAAGCTATTTTTCAGCTTTAATTTCTTCGGTTTTTGTTTCTATGCTTTGGGCAGCACCAATGGCATTATCAGCCTCTTCATCCTTTTGAAGACCGCCAGCAAAATACGCTTGTATGTTAGTGGTAAGCACTTTAACATTGTTGAAAATATCAAACACTTTTTCATTTATGGCGCCGGTCACTCTATCCAATACTGCTTGCACATTCGCAACTCCCACCTTAATGCTTCCAATATAGACGCTCTCCTGCCCCTCTGGTAGCGTGTTTTCAGCGTAGCCTTCTACTTGCTTAACATTGGTCTTATTCAGTTGAAAATGGTCGGTGAACAAATAGCCTCTAGTATTCTTTAGAGCACGCCGTTTAGCTTCGGGATCAAGAGAATTATAAAATTCCACTGACTCAACAGTGTCCGCGAATTCAACCTGTTTAAGCGTGTCGGTTCTGCGGGAGGCTGCGCCTTTGCGATATTGCACAACTTGATTATTGATGGTGTTGAGCATGTCAATAATTTTTGGGAACTCATCTGGGGAAAATATGCCCTCTTGATCTTCTTCGTACACCACCAAATCACTTACGACGTTTCGGAGCGCTCTGTCCAAAAATTGCGAATGGCCGGGAATTCTTCCTCTTTTCCCGCTTTTGAATAGTTCCGTACGGTTGGCCCAATCCAAAGTTTGCAGGAGGGTCTCTGCCCTGTCTTGGTGCCAAAAATTATCTTTAACGGCTTTCTTTACACCATCAGCGAATAGAGCTTCCAACTCCTCCGTCGAAACCCCCGACGCAACCGNCGGTAGGTTTTCATTATAGTCAAGCTCTGGGTTTTCAATAAAATCAGTAGGAAGTTGAATCAAAAGCTGGTTTTTTCCCACCTGGGAACTGTAAAGGATATTTATTATGTTTTCTAAATTAAAATTGAATCTATAAAAATCGAGGCTCCCGTTCTTCTCTAGTTGTTTGCCTTGCAAGCTTTTGGTTACAACAACATATTGCATATATCCAGCATCGCCAGCTAAATCATTTACTAAATCAGTATAGCTGCCTCCGACTTCTACGCTCTTTTCGCTGTATAGTTTCAAGCTAATAGGAGTACCGTCCGCGGATCTCAAATCTGCAATTGTTCCCTCGCCAGTCGGGACTTGTTGTCCCCCTAAAAGAACTGCCAGGAACGACTCGAAAGAAAACCCGGCGGAAGAAGCATTAAAATTCGTAATAATTGTGGTTAAAGTTTTATAAAAAACAAGGTAAGACATGACGCGCGCAATCGTCCCGGCGCTGTCATTGCTTACCATCTCTGAAAACGATTCGTCATCGCCTTCATAAAATTCTGCGATGGATCTTATTTTATCTTGTAAATCTTCGCCAGGAATATTNNTTAANAAATTCTGTAGCTGGGCGCGCTGCTCGGAAGGAATCTCTATGCCCTCTTCGGTTGTATCCAATTGCGACCATCCAATCTCAGAAACCGCAATATCGGGAATGGAAGACCAGCTTAAGGTCTGGGGCGTGGCTCTTTCACGGAGAAGTGCCGCGGNACCCATTTGNTCTTCGATTAGTTGGAGTATGTTACTGAAAGTCATATCATTCGGATTGTAATAACTTTCGACTAGCTTGTTTATATCAACCATTGTTATAATTAGTTTTCAACGCCTTAATCTTCTTTATAAAGTGGCGCCTTTTTAAAATGAGTATTTTGTATGTTTGCGTCGCTCTTGTAACGCCACCTTATGTGCCACTTCCTTAACATTTTTCACACTATAATATCTGCGATCCCGTATTCTACTGCTTCCTTCGCGTCTAAATATACGTTTACTTTCCTATCTAGTAATTTTTTCAAGTGTTTTTTTGTAATATCTGTCTCTTGTACGAGAGCATTTGTGTGTTGGTCTTGTATCCATCTCATCTCTTCCATTTCGTTTTCAAGGTTGTGGAGTGGGCCCCANTGATCGCCTCGAATGCTGTGTAACATCACCCGACAATTCTTGCCGATGCGGCGCTCACCCTTGGTNCCAGATGCCAACAACAGGACCCCCGCAGACATCACCTTGCCAAACCCGTGTGTTTTGATTTGGCAGTCTTCTCTTACCATNCTCATGACGTCATAAATAGCGAACATCCCGCGCGCATCTCCGCCCCACGTAGAAATATAAAAATCAATGGGCTTGTGTATAACTTCTTTTACCGTCGAAGCAGGATCCTCTGGGTTTTCATAAACCTCCTCTTTCCCACAATCTTTTAAAATTATAAAAGACTGGCATATTTCAGCGGCTTCGTCTTCTCCGAGATTGCCAAAAAGGCTAACCATGTGTATCTTGGGAGAATCTTTTGGCGCATCAAGGAAAATTAAAGAAGTTAAATCTTCCTTGGGTGCCGTCTCTTTTTTTTCTTTTTTGCTCATAAATTTACTCCGCGCNCGGGGCGCTGCTGTTAGCAATAGCGTCGCTTTCGGGNTCCCNCCCATCAGAAACATCAATTGTACCATCTTTCCATTGAAGATCAATTTTCTTTTTCAAAAACATTTTTATAGCCATCATACTTTGTTCGATCACTTTCTCATCCAATGNCTTATTAATGGAATTTTCCCTAATCCAGTTTACAAATGAATTTGCCTGAAANGCGCGCGGTGCAATATAAAGATTACCCTCTTGCTTGATCGCACCTTCATCAATAAACCACCTTATTAAGTTATTCGTTTCTTTTTTCTTCGACATCGACGCGTCTCCTGTAAACTTCATTTAGTAGGACCATTGCTTCCTGCCAATTATTAAAAGACAGCTTAATATAAGTAGGTACCGACTTGTGAATATTGTCAATACAGGATTTTTTCCAGTCTTCAAAAAACTCTTCGTCGTTCATCTTGGCTTTTCTAATTTGTGCGGCATCCACCTTGTGCTCTCGCATGGTTTTATATTTCAAAGCTTTAATATAAGCAATGTCTTCTAGGGTGGTGCCTAAAAAAGTTATAATGTTAATTTGAAGTTGTTGGACTACGTGTGCAACTTGCGTCACCCCAAGTAAAATAGAAAGGAGTTTATAGGCGGCGGCGCCCCCCATAAACCATAAAAATTCATACATTTACACCTCAGTTTTAGTGTTATTTGTTTAAACGGCGGGAAATCTTTTCAGCCAATTGGGAAGCCATGTTGTCGACGCGCTTCTCTTTTGCCAGGCGGCTTTTTACTCTGTGAAACACTTCATTTAAAATGTGATCCTCATCAATGTAATCGATTTCTTGCAAGGCTAGCTCTTCTTCTCCGCCTCCTTCTCCGCCTTCTTCGGGTGGTCCAAGCTCGCCAGTCATCTCGCCCTCTTCAGGGCCCATCTCTTCTTCTCCTGGCATTTCTCCAACTTCCAGTTCGGTTGGTTCTTCTTCGCCGACTTCGACATCCACGCCAAAGTCCGAAGCTACGCCAGCAATTGCATCAACCATCGCACGTACGGCGTCTTCGATGTTACCCTCTTCTTCGGGCTCTTCCATGTCAGGATCATCCATCGCAGGCTCATCCATCGCAGGCTCATCCATCTCCACGTCGGCGAATTCTTCACCGGCCTCTTCCCCAACTTCCATTTCTTCTTCCTGTTCTTTTACAATAGAAGCCTCTTCTGTGAGGAAGTCGCTTGCAAGCACGCTGGTACCGGCCAGTGTCATAAAGCGACGAACGGTGCCTTCCTTTAGTACGTTATCTTTGCTCATTACCTTTCTCCTTAGTATATGATTGCGGCCAGCACTCTGGCACTTTCCTAAATAATTAGTTAGTAATGTTGTAAATGTCTCTTTTTTTGTAACTTTTGAAGAGCTTTGTCTTGGATCTGTTTAATACGCACTATGCTCAACTTTAATCGTTCTGCTATTTGTGCTAAAGTTAAATCGCCATGCTTTTCTATTGAAATGGCGCTGCAATTAAAATCTTTTTTATAGTCAATCCAAGATCTGCAATCTTTCTCTAGGCAGCTCTTATTGGAGACTGCACATTTTGCCACACATTCTTTCATAAATCTGGGTGCTCCTTTTCTAAAATATCAAATATATTTTCTATATCGTTTTTGTTTAAAGCAAACTGGCGCGTGATGCCCTCCTGCTTAATACGCCCTTCTTTTAATTTCTTTTGGCGCGTTTGTGAGATTCCTTTTTTTTCTTTTAGTGTTTCGATGAAGGCTGCCACGTTTTTATCTTTGCTAACATAAGAGCTTACAATCTCGTTGAAAAAGTCTTTAATTTTAATTTCATCGTGGTGTAAACATATTTTTAAATCTGCATGTAGTTTTGCTGTGCTTTCAAAACATATTTGTTTTTTTTGCGATCCGTAGCTTGACATTTCATTTCCTTAAAATATGTGTTGTGCTTTCTACTTGAGATGCCTTCGTTTGGCGAATGAATCGGGCATTTTTCTGTAATTCTTGGATCGTACGCGATCCAGAATATGACAGCCCCGAAGCAACACCATTTTTCAAATCTGCTAGCACGTTTTGAAGCGGGCCTTTATATGGCACTCTAGCGGATATCCCCTCGTTGGACGAAAATGTGCCCTTCCAATTAAATTGTGCTTCTTTGCTAGCCATTCCTCTATATATCTTTTCTTTAGTGTTCAATGC